TTCGTCCTGAATTCTATGGTAAGATTCTATGTGATGGTTTGAATACTCTCTAATAGTAATCTTTTTTGATTAAGAGGGGGGTGCCGCAAGGCACCCCTTTTTTATGCCTATGTCATAGTATTTATAAACGTAATTACGTTACCAATTTAATATTTTTTCTATGACGGATAATCAATTAACTGTAAAAAGAAAACCCAAAAACCCCATTAAGTTTAAAGTTCAATTAAATGAAGAACAAAAGATTGCGAAACAAATAGTATTAGATAACACTCTAACAATGTTAGCGGGTTCGGCAGGATCAGGTAAAACCTTTTTAGCTTGTCAAATCGCACTAGATGGTTTATTTTCAAGAAGATATGAAAAAATAATCATAACAAGACCTACTGTATCTAAAGAAGATATAGGATTCTTACCAGGCAATTTAAGAGAAAAAATGGACCCCTGGTTACAACCAATTTATGAAAATATGTATTCTTTATATGATAAAGATAAAGTTGCTAAATGTTTAGCTGAAGATCAAATTAAAATTGTTCCCTTAAGCTTTATGCGTGGTAATACATTTTTAAATAGTATGGTTATTGTGGATGAAGCCCAAAACGTAACTCATAATCAAATGGAAATGATTGTAACTAGAATTGGTTTAAATTCAAAAATGATTGTTTGTGGGGATAAAAAACAGGTGGACCTAAAAAGAAAATCTGATTCTGGTTTTAATTTTTTATATAAAGCCGCAGATAGTATAAATGGGTTAGCATCGGTCACATTGACAACAAACCATAGAAGTCCAATAGTTGAAGAATTAATTGATTTTTATACCAATTCACATAAGCAGGGACTTATAAAACTCTAATATTTATAAAGAAACAATATGGCAAACATACCTATTTGGCCAGGATCATCATCATTTTTCCCAGGTGCAACACCTTTTGGGTTTTATGATAACGATCTGGCTTTCCAAACTGAAGCCGATAAATTTGCAGTTTTCGCTTCTCAAAGACTAGGTTATCCCATTGTTGATATAGAATTGCAGGATATTCAATTTTATACGGCATTAGAAGAAGCAGTAACTACTTATGGAAATGAAGTGTATGCTTATAGAGTAAGACAAGATTATCTTACTTTAGAAGGAGGCCCTACAGGATCTGACCTTAATAATACACTCATTACACCCAATATGGGTACTATAGTGAGATTATCCCAACAATATGGGGAAGAAGCAGGTACAGGTGGGAATGTAACATGGAGAACGGGTTCATTATCTTTATTAAAAAATACCCAAAAGTATGATTTAAATGCATGGGCGAATGCCAGTGCCTCATTAGGAACCAATGATAAAATAGAAGTAAAAAGAATATTTTATTACCCTGACCCAGCAGTAGTTAGGTATTTTGATCCATATGCTTCTACTGGAATAGGATTTAATAGTATGATGGATAACTTTGGATTTGGAAGTTTTTCTCCTGCTGTTAATTTTCTTCTAATGCCCCTAAATTTTGATTTACAAAAATTACAGGCTATTGAAATGAATGATACGGTTAGAAAATCTAATTATTCGTTTGAACTTATAAATAATCAATTAAAAATTTTCCCTATTCCCAGAGAAAATGGAACTTTATATTTTGAGTATATTAAAACTCAAGATAGATATTCTTCTTCATTTAATAATGCTTATGCAGGTATTACTAATGTGTCAAATGTCCCATATGCAAATCCTACGTACTCCCAAATAAATTCTGTAGGTAGAAGTTGGATTTATGAATATGCATTAGCCTTAAGTAAAGAAATGTTAGGATATGTAAGGGGTAAATATGGTACACTACCAATCCCTAATGCCGATGTAACTATGAACCAAAATGATTTAATTTCAGCAGCAACTGCAGAAAAAACATCATTAATAGAAAGATTAAGAGGTTATCTTGATGAAACTTCAAGGGATAAACTATTAGAAAGACGAGCTCTAGAGGCTGAATATAAGCAAAAAGAGTTATCTCAATCACCCTATGTAATTTATATTGGATAATGGCATTATTTGGAGGATCAAGAGATGTAGATTTAATTAGGAAAATCAATAGAGAATTCCTAGGGGATATTGTTAACCAACAGTGTGCTCTTTACCTACATCGTTCTGAAGAAACTAAAACTAATATATATGGGGAAGCTGCTGAAGGGTATAGCTTTGATGGTCCTTATTTATTTAACGTACTAATAACAAGGGATGCACAATCATTTGTTGAAGATAACATGTTAATAGATGTTAGCCAACGAATTGAATTTCACTTCTTCAGAGATGATTTAGTTGATGCCAGTGTAATACCTAATGTAGGAGATTATATTTTATATGAAGAAAATTACCATCTAATAAATGATATAATTGCTAATCAAAGATTCACAGGAAGAAACCCAGACTTCCCCAATAATCCTAATCCATTAAACCCAGGATTAGAGAATTTTGGTACTAATATATCTATAACTTGTATTACTAATGTAACACCAGGAGATAGAGTGGGTATAACTAGAGAAAGATATCAACAATAATGTCACAAGGACCTATAAAACCCATACCCCCACGTCAAGAAGAGCTCTCTAAGAGAATGCAAGAACCCTACAAAGATGGGGAAGGAAAATTTAATCAGGGAAATCCTAATGATGCCAGAACCTCTAATAGTTCTAGAGGCAACCAAGTTTCATTTAAAGGAGATGATACTAAATTATTTTCTTTAGGAATTAAAGATATAGATGAAGCTATTTTTTATTACATTAAAAATATAATTAAACCTACAGTTATTCAAAATGGGGTAAGTGTTGATGTTCCTGTAATATATGGTGATGCTGAAAAATGGACACAAATACAAAAAAAAGGTTTCTTAAGGGATAAAAAAGGAGATATATTATGTCCTTTTATATTAATAAAAAGAAATGATATAACTAAAGAAAGAACAATCAGTAATAAAATTGATGCTAATAACCCAAATAACTATAGGATATTTGAAAAAACATACAGTAATAATAACGCATACAGTCAATTTACAGCTCTAAATTCTTCTTTACCTAGTAAACAATTTTATGCTGTTGTAGTACCTGATTATGTTACTATTAACTATAGCCTTATAATTAGTACTTATTTTATTGAGCAAAACAATAAAATTGTAGAAGCAATGAACTATGCTTCAGATTCATATTGGGGAGACCCAGAAAAATTTAAATTTAGATCAAGAATAGATTCTTTTACTACAGCAACAGAAATAAAAAATGGTGCTGAGCGTATAGCTTCTACAAATTTTAATTTAAAATTATATGGTTATATTGTTCCTGAAACTTATATAAAGGATATTAATAGTATTAATAAATTTGTAGATAGAAAAGCTACTATTAATTTCAATGGAGAAAATATTATTCAAAACCCTAATAATCCACCAAATACAAATACCAATTTGTAATATATTTATAAATAAAGTTTAAATGGCTATACAATTAACAACGGCTAGTATATCTACAGGCCAAACTATTGAAGCAGGTCATGTTACACAATCTGCTGTAGCATTCACTGGAGGTGAAGCATATGATATTACTATATCGGGTTCCTTAACAGTAACAGGATCAACAGATATTAATGGTACTTTATCCATTCCAGGTTTTTCTGATGTTTCAGCATCACTAGCTAGTAGTGGAGGCAGTGGATTTCCATTTACAGGATCTGCTATAATTAGTGGATCTTTAATAGTAACTGGATCTACAGGATTATTAAATCCTGATCAAACTATTACATTACGAAATACTTCAGGTAGTACATTTAGAACTTTAGGAGATGATGCTCCTGGAGTATTTTTAGATGTAAATAAAACTGATACAGGCTTAGGTAGAACATCATTAATGTTAGGAAATATAAATCCTGATGTTGGTGGAACAATATTCCCTGTAGAAGGAATGGCAATTGAATATATTACTGGTTCAGATGGTGCATCAGGAAGTGTATCATTTTTTGTTGGGCAAAGAGATTTTACTAATGTTGGAGGACAAACCCAAAATCTCATTTCATTAGATTATGAACCAGGTCCAATAGCATCCATAGGTGATCCAGAAATAACACTACAAATTGGACAATCTTCTAATAATAGTTATAATGAAGCTATCTTTGGTAGAGTAATCAAATCTTCTGGAGAAACAGCACAACTTACTATAGGAGAAACTGACTCTACTAACGCTCAACAAATAAATATAAAAAACGTTATAATAGGAACATCAGGATCCTATGAAATATTTACAACTAATAAATCACCTAATACCACAGCCTTCAGACAAGGAATGATATCAGCCTCAGGTGAAACAGGATTATCATATTTTGGATTAAATTATAATCAATATACTTCTACTACTTCATCTTTAGATTTAAAAATAGGTGATCAAGGATTTACTAACCAAGGTCCACGATTTGAATATCCC